TTCGACACGAAGGGATTGGAGGCCATTTGAGAGAATTTGTCGTTGAATGGGAGTCTGTTTATAAATTCCCCGATATGGATTTTGTGGCAGCCTTTTGCCCTCACACCCCTAGTGTGAAGAGTGCATTGGATTGGTTGCCTCATTCTATAAATGAAGGGAGTTGTGATGTCAAAATCTTGTTTAGAGATGACAAAGGAAAATATGAGTATGATACTTCATTTGCTACCTTCGATCCTAAAACATGTAATGGATTTGCAACGTTTCCTGGTTTCAGCTATAAAACAGATAAGACAGGAGACGGTAAGTGTATGGGTTTCGTTTTGGCCAATACGACGAATCCATGTATTCTTGGTTTCCACTTAGGAGCTAATAACTCATTCGGAATTAGGAAGACTGGATATGCTGGCTCCATCACCTAAGCTCAAATGCGAGAAGCCTACAAGTATCTCGATAAAGTTTTCATGCTCTCTGCTGAGTCTAAGGAGTTGCCTAAACAGCAATATGGTATGGACATACTTAAATCTCCCAAAGCTCATCATAAGAGTTATGCACTCACATTCGGTGTAACTGCACCTTTTGAGATACTTGGCTCAGTTGCAGTTCGAGCTCAAGCGAAATCTGAGGTTCAATCCTCTATACTTGAGCCGCATGTCATCAAAATTTTTGATGTGCGTAAGCGCTATGGACCACCACAGATGTTACCTAATTGGCGTCCCTTTAATGAAAATTTAGAGCATTTAGCGCAACCTGAGCACCATTATCCTCCAAAACTCCTTCGTCGGGCCTCCGAAGATTGGTTGAAACCGCTCTTGCCTCTGGTCCCTTCTTATACAAAGAGGGACGTTTTCAGGAGACTCACGCTCAAGGAAGCTATTCTAGGAATTCCTGGAAAGAGGTTTCTTGATGCAATTGTTATGACTACAAGCATGGGTTTCCCTATTATGGGTAAGAAGGAGAACTACTTCACTGATATATATGATGATAAAGGAATTCTTATTGATAGAATACCTCATCAATGTATATTGGATGAGTTAACCAGAATGATGGAGTGTTGGCAAAATGGTTATCGTGCTTATCCCGTCTTTAGAAGTATCTTAAAGGATACTCCAACTGAAGAGGGATCTACTAAAGTCAGGGTGTTCCAATGTGGGCCCGTTGCTTTCACTATTGCCGTCCGCATGTTCTTTTTAGCGTTTGTGCGCTTCCAAGGGCAGTACCCCATCGAGTCGGAATGTGCCG